TTAGAGCAGAGGTGCAAGAGAAATACGGAATTACATTTGAAAGACATTTACAGGAACTATCTAAACTTAGAGATGAAGCCACAAAAAAAGGTGCTTGGTCGGCTGCAATCAATGCTGAAGTTGCACGTGGTAAGGCAGGTGGATTATATGTAGATCAAAAATTAATCATGACTGGAAGTTTAGATAACTTATCAGAAGAAGAAATAGAGTTGAGAATGAAAGATATCTTAAAAGACCACAAAGATATTATAGAAGGTACATCAACAGACATACCAGCAGAGGTATCTGCAACACCCAAAAACATAAAAAAACTAAATTAAGTCTTTGGTTTTGAAACAGTAAGTATTGTTTTAAATCTTTTAGGTTCAAGAGGCGCTGTGATCCCTTGTGGATCAGGTCCTTTAAGTGGTGGGATAAGGTTAGTTTTAACATGAGGCATGTTTTTAACAAGTGTCGGATTCTTTTTCATTAATGTAATTTTTTAATAGATTTTATCACTGCGGTTGGAATTATACAGGTATTACCAATGGTGTCAAAGGTAGGTTTATCTTTATTTAAAATGTAATCCGTAAATATTCTAGTAATGCCTTTACTTTGACTTAATAAGTACCCTTTAGACACACAGACAGGCAACTCTTGTTTTTTTAAGTCCTTGGTGTCACTCCAGCCTGCATCACCTTCTATGTCCATCCAATGAATCTCAACAAATGGATAAGCGGCTATGTCATTGCCCAGAGATTTAGTATTAAGCGGGATAGTCTTTTTATTTCTAATTCTCTTTTTTGGCATAATCTGTTTTACTATAAGAGAAATATTTAGGCAATTTTATTTTTTTTAAAAACAAAAATATTTTTCTGCCCCATGTACATGTAAATGGCGTATAATGAACAATGTGTGCCACGGTGTGCCACCATAAAACAGAGCAATGGCACAGCTATTACTCGCTTATACCAACACTAATAGTCTAAAAACACCCCTTGTGCCACTGTGCCACCGACTAATTTACGATGGAAAAAAAAACTAATGCCCTCAATATTTCTCTTATGGTGGCACAAAGCCATTTTTGGCGTAAAACTACAAATCATCTCTGCCCCCAAATATTAAAACTATAATTACTGCTAATATCAACGCTATATAAAAATATTCCATTACTACCTTTCAATTTTATAGGGCTTCCACTCTCGCTTCCACCCTAGATCCCCGGAGGAACTACTTAACCCTGTTTAAATGTAAGAGATTTAAATCTCTCTATACTTTCGGTCTTTAAAACCATTCTAGTCGGTTCATCGTGACCTATAATATTATTTTCTTGTATCTCAATTTTTCTAATCTCTTCTAAATGTCCACTCGCAGTCTCTATGTAAAGATGACACTCGGATATTGCTGTACCTTTTTCATCCTTGGTAAACTTACCTAAATACTGCTGTAGATCTCTTACTCTCATACTCATTTTTTGTCTCCTCTTGTTTTATTTAAATGTTCGTTGTATGGATCTAGTCCTACAACCTTCATACTTTTTATCGATTCAGCAAAGTTTAAAATTACAGCATAGAATTTATCTAACCACATTTTTTTAATCTCTGCATTGTTTGCGTTTAGCATTGCTCTATTTAAATTATGCAACTGCTTCAATCTATCGTTCATTATTTGTTCTTTGTTCATAGTAGTCACTCACCTTTCCTAACCATTTATGTTTACATTTTTTAAACTCTTCGCCTTCTATTACAAACTCCTGATAGTAATTATCTTTAGAACACATCATAATTACACCCTTAGTTATTTGTGTCTTATGCATATAGTCATGTGCCATAGCATATGCCGCCAACTGCATTTTGTAATCCCCGATCCACTCTTCGCGCTTCGGTTTGTTCGTTTGCTTAAAGTCGATGATAGCATCTTGGCCCTTGTGTACTCCAACCATATCAGTCTGGCCTGCGTATAGACCGGGATAGAATAGTGTACATTCGATTCCGTAATATTCTGTAACATTACATAGACCTTGCTCTATTATTCTTATAGCCATGTTATGGGCTTGTTGTCCAACTTGAGTCATATCTAAATAACCAGACTCATCTACATAACGTTCAAGAATTTTATGCATAGCAGTACCACGTGATGCTGCTTCCTCAGTTATCATCAACGCAGTGGATTCGCCGACGCGTTCGCGCCAAGCCTGCAAACTAGCAGTCTTACTAGGATCTTGTGTGCCAGATAAAATAGTCGTCACACTTGGTAACTTTTCTTTACCGGCTACGTAATGACGTTTACCTTCGATGGCTTCTCTTACTGTCTTCGGATAGACAAAGCAATTATTGTGTTTCACTTTGTAACTCCTTTTCAAATTTTTCTAAAAAACTTAATTGTTTTACCGCTTCTTCTTTGTTTTTATTATATAATTGTTTTCCTCCAACATAATCATTCATTTTACCATGAAACCAAAGTGTTTGATTTACTATTTCATAAACTGCATCTGGATCCGGTGTTTGTCCAGCAGATCCTCTAGAGTTTTGTTTATATGTAGCCCATCTTAAATTTTCTATTTTATAATCACAACGAACACCATCTACATGATCTACTATTGTTTTATCTACATTATCATTAGGTATAAAAGCTAATCCCACCAATCTATGCATAAGAAATTCATATTCTTTAATAACTTTTTTAAACTTTTCTTTTCCCGGAGTTCTAAAATCTTGTGTTTCTCTCATTTCATCAGCGTGCTGAAGCCTACAACCAATATATCCAAGAGAAGCTTTAACTTTAGAAATACTCCCTGTAATTATTTTATTTTTTACACCTTTAACATTATAAATAAAAGGCCAAGAAAGATCTAAGTATTTAGGGTCTACTACATCTTTATTTTTACATCTATTAAAAAAATGTGGTCCACCTGTTTTAAACATAAAATATTGATTAGGTTTAATTTTATGAGTATGTATAACTGTAGATAAATCTACTCCTTCTTTAGGATTTATATTCTTTAAAATATCTTCTTTATTTATCATTATTTCTCTTCCTTTCTTTTTTGTTTCTTATTGATTGTTTTAACGACTCATCTAATTCTTTAATTTCTTTTTGACCAAAAATTAAATCATAGTTATCCCTATACTTGTTCGTACTGGGTCTAGACTTTCCATCCCACTTTTCTTTTTTCATAGTTTCCTAGATATTTCAAGTAATTCCATTTCCTGTACATACTCATTTAAACGATCTACTTCTTTTGCCATAAATAAATTGTCTTTTTTAATTTCAGAAATATATTTGTCTTGCTCTTCTATACGTCTCTCTAAATCCAGCGGTCCTCGGTCATCTTTACTTGACATGACTATCCTCCATACATTTTTTCCAACCCGGATAACCATTTTCTTTTAACCACAAACTATGCCAATACAAAGCTAAACGTGTTAATTCTTTCTCAATCATTTGACAGGTACATACATACTATATTCTAATGTAAGCTCCTCACCGGCCTTAATATCTCGTCTAGTAATCAAACTATAACCAATCACACAACCATCCATACGACCTTTTATTCTTTTACAATTAGGACCAGACACTTCTATATCTTTACCTTCGTTGTTAGGTTCTTTTATAGTTTTCTCATGATTAATAAAACCACCTAATGGAGTTCTAATCATTTCTAGTGGTGCCATTTTATTTTTTTCTACTTCTATGTGAGAAATACCTAGATCAGTATTTTCCGCTATGTCTATGCTAGCAAATAATCCTTGGCCATCTATTAAACTTTCTTCAATAAATAAACTATCAGGTAATGGTTTGTAGGTTTGTTTCTTCTCGAACTCTCTAGCTTTGTTTTCACTTATAACTTCAAAATGTTCGTCGTTTTGTTCAGTCATTTATCTCTCCTTGGTTATCACACTTATTACAATCAGCTATAATCTCTTCTCTACCTTCTTCAATTACAGCCCTTACGTAGCCATTGCCCTTACATTGAGGACAAATAGTTTTATGCTTTTCCGTTTTTATAGCCATGTTTCTTACTTTCTTTCTTTGCTAAACTTTCTATTGTTTTACTCACAGTTAAATCAGCGTCAGTAATTTTACCATCGCCAAGATATCTTAATATTTTATAAGTCGCTATCGATACCGATACGGACTTAAATTTTGCTGGATCAGCCATTTTTCTCTTCTTTCATTTAGTTATTTATATCTTAATATATGGGAAGTTACACTAATAAAACAAGGGTTGCAAGAAAATAATTTTTAGTGTATTCTGGGGATCTCTTCTCACACCTTTTGTTTGCCGTGGATTTATCCACGGTAAGCAAGATTACTTACCTTGACCTAAATATCTACGTTGGTTCTTTTGTCTTTTTTCGTGCTTTGATTGAGATTTTTTATGTTGACCAGGCCCTCTTTTTTTAGGCTGATCTCTTTTTACAAAATGGGAAAAGTTTTGTTTAGCCATTATCTGTTACATTTACATCTTCAGAATGTCTTCCCAGGTCTGTGTGTTTATCAACTTTTAAATATTTAATTACACCATTAATTTTTTGTTCTAGATCTTCTCCACAACTTATACATCTATAAAATGTAGAATCTATTCCAACTAATAAAGTATTTAAATTACATGAACCACAAGTACCTGTAACGATTTCTGTTTTAAATTGTAATTTGGGTTTTTTCTTTTTCATTATTGACAAGATAAACACTCATCACTGTCTTTGTCAAGATCAGCTAGTGCTTCCTGTTTACATTCGTCACTACAAAACAAATTAAATTCATTTTTAGTTTCAAATTCTTTCTCGCATTTTTTACAATTTTTTTTCATTAATTAAGTATAAGCTTTTTTATAGATTTTTCACCCATATAAATTTCTGTTTCTGCTTTAGATTTTATGCAATGGTATTCTACATTTTTTGAAGCCCCTCGCATAGCAATTCTTTTACCTTTTAAACATTTAGACATAGAATCTTGTATTCTGTGCTCCTTGATTTCTCCTGAGACGATCATTAAAAGAGCTACAACAATCTCTGTCATCAATGATCCCCATTACCATTTGCTCTAACTTTATCTTTTAATCTTTCTATATCAATTATTGCTTTTTCTAGTTGCTTATTAAGGAATTGTATATTAACCTTGTTGGTCATATTTTGTTCTTGAGTTATTTCTAATTTTTCAGTTGCTTTGTACAAACCTTCTATCAACATAAACTGTTCCTGATCGGTCGGTAATTGTTCACTTTTTTTAAGTAAGTCTGCATTAAATAATTGTCTTGAAGTCTCTAAGCTTGTTAGTCTAGCAGTAAGCTCAAAATATCCGTAGACACCCACAGCCACGGCTGCCATAATACTAACCATATTTTTGAGTGGCATGCCTATTGTAGTTTTATCTGATATCTTCATTTTTTCTTTTTTGGCTTAGACTCAAATATTTTATTTACCCAAGACATATAACGATCCGCTATATCACAGCATTTATATATGAACTTATCAATCATTAGAGGGTTTGGGAAGTGGTAATACTATTTCGTTGTCCTCTGTCAAGTATTTAGGTATTTTTAGCTTCTTTTTGCTGGGTTTTAGGAACTTATCTCCCATTAACTTAACGTCTGGGTTCTCTTTTTTGTATTCATCTTTTAATTCATCCCAAAGACTTCCAGAATTTTCTGGTCTACTTCTACTACTTGTTGGAGTAACGCCTCTACATTTACTAGTTAATAAATTAAAATTTTTATTTAGTGCAAGGCTCGGATTACTATTAACTTGACCACACATCTTCATTAATTCTAATTGTTGTTTAAGCATTCTATTTTCTTTGCCACTCTTACAATCTACACCTAAATATTTTCTGTAAGTAAGCGATAAATAACGACTACCATTATTAAAATTACGATCCAATGCTTGTAATTGTTGATTTTCACTTACACTTTGAGTAACTCTTGTTTCCAAATCTCCACATCTTTCATCAGAATTTTGTAGATATTCGTTTCTACTATGTGAGGGTCCACCAAAAAAAGCTAACATAGTTAACATTAAAATTAATATTGCTGTAAATTTATAATCCATGCGGAGACCTTCCATATGATTACCTACCTAAATCTTTAATATCATAGTCGTGTTCCCGTACCTGGTCGGAAAGCACTCGATACATATTCTCTGCCATCTGCCACGTTGCTTCAGCTGATGATAATCTTATTTTTAAATCTGCTACTTTTTCTTGTTCTACTGCTAAGTCTCTTCTAAGGTCTACTACTTCAACAGCTAATATTTTTGTGATGGCTTTTTTGTTTGCGTTGATAGTGTCTGTAAGATTAACGACGTACTTAACGCCCGTGAAGGTCCCGAACAACACAGAAGCTATAACTGGTATCAAGACAAAATTCTTTTTGAATAGATCTGCAATGTTCATAATTTAAATTCCTCATTTTTTTTCCTCGATTTCATAAAAGAAATTGTCGGTGTCTTCAGTCTTCCACGCTCCAGTGTCCTCTACATTCCATTCATTGTTTTGTACTTTCCAATCTGGAATATCGTTTTTAATAGTAAAAGAAGGCAAGTCCCATATACATCTATTGTTAGGTTGAGCCGCATAATTTCCATCATCTAAAGCCATGATGTGTGCACACTTATGTTCGTGTGGGATCTCTGAATGATCAGTATCTAGTATATTAGCATCTGGGTGAGCCCAGTCAACAGTAAAAAGATATGCACCATGGTGCCACTTCTTATCTTTACCAATATATTTTCCCGAAGCCGCGCTTAAAATAGCCCAACTAGTAACAGCAGGATGATAGCTAAAAGAATTCCAAAGCTCCAATTCATCCAATCGTCTGATTGGTACATCTTTGACTTCGTAGCCACGTTGAATAAATGCGCTAATAGGCAGGCGATAGAATATTGCGCCGTTCTCCATAAGAGCATGGAATAGTATTGCCCTGCCACCCATACTGGTAATGCCAAAGATAATACAGTCTTGAACTTCTCCGTGATGTTTTTTACAGTCATATAAATACTCCCTTCGTATTTGTGCATAAGTTGTGGGTATGTTTGCATTAAGATAAGCCATTATTTAATTTCACCCCAATTAGCACCTGATTCGTAGTCAACTTTATTTGGTACTTTTAATTCTACAGCTGACTCCATTATTTCAATTATTTGTTCGGCCTGTGCATCAGATTCAACAGAGATATCAACCTCATCATGAATTTGTATGTGCGGTACTATACCATTTTCATACAATGCTACCATACTTTTCTTTGTCATGTCTGCTGCCGATCCTTGTATTAATTTGTTTAATGCTTTGTAAGTAAATGCACGTTTTAAAGGCTCATCATATTCTTTTCTTGCTTGTTCTAAAGGTAATGGTCTAAATATACCAAACTGAGTAGGTTGCCATAGATCAAAATGACACGCTCTACCTCCTAAAGTTCTAATCTTACCTCTGTTTTCTGCCTTACGAGTTACATTGTCCATTAATTTTTTAACAAACGGAGCCTTGGCATGATACTGTCTAATTAATTTTTCAGCTGATTCTTTTTGTAAACCTAGTTCTGACATTAATTTATTTTTACCCATACCATACATAAGTCCAAGGTTAATAGTTTTGGCTTGCTTACGTTCTATGCCTGCCATGTCTGCTACTACCTGGTGGAAATCTGCATCACCTGCGTTATAGGCATTAACAATTTCATCAACGCCATCTAAGTTTTGTAACTTAGCATAGTGTACTAAAATTCTAGGTTCTTGTTGTGAGTAATCAAACGATCCCCATGTTGTTTTTTCTTCTGGAATAAATATAGATCTAATCATCGGTCCAATCTCCGGATGCCTCGCTGGAATCTGCTGTAAGTTTGGATTACTCATAGAGAATCTACCTGTAACAGTTCCTCCCTGGTCTGATCGTATTTGATTTATGTCTGCATGGATTCTACCGTTAGAAGAATGCTTGGTAATAGAATCTATAAAAGTTGTATGTGCTTTGTTAATCTCTCTTGCGTCTGCAATAGATCTAGCTAATTCATGTGGATGGTTTTGTAAAAAGTTTTTAGTAAAGCTAGGCTCATTACTTTTTTCTGTTCTATCATATGGTAGTTTTAATTTGTCAAATGCTTTTGCTATACTACGAGCCGCATGTATCTCTACGTCTATACCTGTTAACTCTTTGATTTTACTAAGAATTTTGTTCTCTCTTACTATTAATTTTTTCTTTAGATTAGCTGCATGTTCAATGTCAACTCTTACACCTTTGAATCTCATATCAACTAAACAAGGAAACAATTTAGTTTCCAAATTAAATACATCCATAAGTTCTTGGTTATGTAGTTCTATACTTAATCTTTGCCAAAGTTTTAAGGTAGCTTCAGCATCACGTTCAGCATATTCTCCTACATACATTGCAGGTAACTTCCACATATCTGCCTTAGGATTAAGATCATAACTCTTAGCCGCTTCTTGTAATACTTTCTCATCTTTACCTAGGCCAACATAAAATTTAGCTAAAGTATTTAATGCATACGACATTCTGTTCTCATCAATTAAAGATGCCGCAATCATAGTGTCAACTATCTTACCTCTAATTTTAATACCTGCCGCTCTTAACCAGCAAACATCATACATAGCATTGTGAAATATAAATGTAGTTTTCTCTTGATTAACTAAATCTTGAACCCATTGTAATACGAGTTTTCTGTCCATATTACCACCACCCTCATGTCCAATCGGATAATAGCCAGACCAGCCCTCTACGGCCACCGCAACGCCTGCAATGTGTCCTTTTCCGACAACACTACCTGAGCCCTGAGTTATTAGATAAGGGTCATAAGTTTCTAAATCAATAGCAACTTCTTTATAACCTGATAAATCTTTTAATTCTTCTGGTGCAACCCATTCAGTTTCGGGTGCAAACAAAGGCATTTGGGTTCTTCTCATTTATAATCTCTCTCTTTCACCATTTCTAGATAATGTATTGCTTTATCTATATCTTGTATGCCACCCTTAGTCGAGTGCCTACATATATACTTAATAGCGTTTCCTTCTGCAAAAAGCAACTTATTTTTGTTAATAAATTCAGCAGGTTGTATCTTCATGTACATATAATGACTACCTCCTACTTGTTTAAACAACGATGATAATTCACCAAGTTTAACATTATCGTTAACAACTCCTTTTTTCTTTAGTTCTTTGTATAGTTTTTTCATATTATATAAGCTCGATCAAAGTTTTTAGGATCTAGTAAATGCAATTCACGCTTCGCTCTCGTCGCGCCAGTATAAAATAATCTATGTAATTCATCTGGGTCATGACTAAAAGTTTCTAGTGCGGCACCTGTTAGGTCCTGTAATAATAAAACGTTGTCGGCTTCTCCTCCTTTTGCTGCGTGTATGGTTGACATTTTAATACGAGGATTTTTATTTATCATCTCACCATTCGCCCTCATATTACGAATGTAAGTTTCCGTCATTGGATCTAAACCTTCAAATGATTTAAACCAAACGTCAGATTTTAATAATCCATGTTGTTCTTGGCATTCCTTTAGTGTATACTTCGCGTCCGAATGCAAAGTTTTACCCTTCTGAAACCCTACTAAAACATTAGATCCTAAATATTGATAGATGTTTTTAATCTCTAAGTGATTTAAAAACTCACCTTTACGCCATGACTCCCAGTTATTTAATGCAAGCAATAGTTTTAATGGTACGGAATTCATACCTTTATATTGATAATACCATCCTTGAATCTCACATAAGTCTTTGGCATCATCTAGAAAATAGTTTGCAGAAGATAACACTAACCAGTTGCCAGCACTCATATCTACCTGTGTTATATCAGAATATCTTTTTAATAATCCTATTTCATCTCTAGGTTTATATTTTTTTTCAAATCTATTTTGTACTTTGTTTATAATATTTTGAGACAATTCATGTATAGGTCCACCCGGAATTCTATAAGATTGATCCAATACTTTAATATCATTTACTTCTTCTTTTAATGCTATGAAGTGATCTACATCTGCACCGGCCCATTTAAATATAGCTTGGTCATCATCACCTGCTATGTAAGTTTTCTCTGCTTTTGACCAAATCTTTCTAACCATTTCCCATTGTAGTAAAGATAAGTCCTGTGCTTCATCTATAAATAATACTTCAAACTTATTAAGAGTTTCTTTTTTAATAAAATCTTCAATCAGATCATTAAAATCTTTTAAGTTTTTTTCTTTTTTAAATCTGTGTAATTCTTCTGCTAATAAAAATAATGTGTTTCGTTCTATGTCTATAATATTTTTTCTAGAGTCATAGTATTCTAGTAGATCCATTCTCTTAACTGCGGCTGTGTTTATAATTGTAAGGTATTCATTGTCAGAATTAAATGTACCATCTTCCGCTGAGTACTTAGCCGTCTTAATAGGTATGCCACATTTCTGCCCAAATTCTTTATAGTCTTCTATCTTCATCATTTTTTCCTTAGTCATACCTAATTGATTAAAAGCGTATGAATGTAAAGTCCTGAAAAAAGGTAAATCGTTTTCTTTATCTAGTCCAAATTTCTCCGCAGCACGGTCAGCCGCCTCTGTTGCTGCTTTTTTAGTAAACGAAAAGTACCCAATTTGTCGAGGTCTAATCCCCTGTTGGATGAACTCGTCCACTAAGTTTAATAACGTTGTTGTTTTTCCCGTTCCCGGTGGGCCTAATATTATTGTTTTCATATTTTTTTAACTTCCTTTCTGCTTTGTTTAGCCACATTTGAGTGAGCTCTAGTTCTTCTTTTAACTGAGCTATTTCTTCTCTAAATCTAAGATGCCAATTAATTCCTATTTTAAAAGTCATCTTGTTGATACTCCACTTTAGAAACCGCAGCTTCTATTTTTTTCATAGTTTTAATTTTAACAACTCTAGGCTGTTGTTGTTTAATTCTTAATCTTGTTTCTTCTACAAAGATATCTTCTAATCTTTTTATTAAGTTACCAGTTTTGACCTTATCCATGTCCCAGTTATTTTTTTTAAGAAATGAATAAAAATCTTCCATTCTAAAATAAGTAAAACCCTCTTCTGTGTAAGGAAGTTTGTTAAGAACATCGTCCATAGTTCTTGCTGACTGTCTGTTAGTTGTCCAATCTTGCAATAGTCCTGTAATTTCATTAGTAGGATTTAAAGACTCAAGAGGTTCTACCTCTTGTAAGTTTTGCATCATAGGTTTTAAAAAATGTTGTTTCCAATCCTTAGGTTTAGGTACTGGTACTATTAAATTAGCTTGGTCTAAGCATGCTAATGCAAACAAAGGTGGGCTATATAATTGTTCTGTTTTTAATTCTACTCTAGTCTTATCTACATTTAAAAACCATTGCGGAGGCGTTGATGTATATTTTGTAAGACTTCCAAGTACTGGCATCTCTTCCTCACCAAATCCTACACCAAATCTTTTTGTTCTACATAAACCAGATTGACATACTGCATTGATAGGTGCATCTTTACATCTATACTTGTCATAACCTTTTCTGTTTACTGATTTAATTAATTGTTGAACCTCACTATTACTAAGTGGTGGATTCATATGTTCCATGTTTGCTTTTACAATCTCATCTTCCCATGTATCTGGCGATGATTGTTTGTAGTATACTGCTACATTAAATAATGCATTGTTTCTGGAACCCTCACCAAAACCAATTGATGCTAATTTATTTAAGCAAGGGGGTCCTCCAGGAAATGTTTCTGTTATTTTTTCTTCTTCGATTTTAATTTCTTCGACTTCTTTCCTCGTGCGACTGTAAACATCATAGAGCTTATAAAATTCCTCAAGTGTACAACTGGCGCCAATATCGTTGATAGCATAACGTAGTCCTTTCATTTGATTGTGGTAAGGTAAGTTTAAGAAATTTCCAGTGTCACCACGCTCCACTAGTATCTCTGTTTGCTTAGGAAAGATTTCTGATCCATCATATCCTAAAACTTTTGATATTTTTTTTAATTTAGATTGCATCAATGATGCAGGAATATTTTCTTTGGTAAATAAAAAGACGTGTGCTCCGCCAGACTTAGATCTGCACAATACTAAAGGGAGTTTAAGACTCCGAATACTTTTAATGAGGCTAGTGTGATCAAGGTCATATTCGTCAATATCAACGCACCCCCACCTACAATCATTATTTTCTGTGATAGGGATAATCCCAAGGGCGGGTCCTTCTCCGTTAAGATGATTGGTCCAAAGTTCGTCGGTGACGTTTTTACGAACAATAAAGGCTTTGCCTTTTTGTTTACTACCATTCTCTCCTCTGTCACCGGGTTGGTATTGTCCATATGCTATTGTTAATCCGCTAAAAATTTGTTTGAACTTATCCATATATTTCATTCTGCTTTCTTTGTAAAGGGGATCTTGCGATCCCCCTGGAACTAAATTTAATACGGAGTATTATCTTTAGCTTTCTCTTCCACATCTGCTTTTGTTTGCACGTTTCCTTTAGCGACACTAGTATTAAAATCTTTAGCCGTTAGGTATAAAGTTTTATCCTCTTGTCCCATAATTCTGTCTTGTGTTACAGACCAACCATACCAAGAACCTTTATCGTTCTTTTGTAGTACGGATGCTAGGCTATACACAACTCCATGCATGGGAGGGATTGCAAATCCACCCTTACCATCAGCAATTTGTATGGTTTTCATCATAGAATTCCATTTTTTACTAACGTTAAGCTGCGTAGATTTCATAGTAATCAACGCCGGTGACATCCCACCTGCTTTGTTTTGAATCAAAACATAATAAGAAGCTGTTTCTTCTAAGTAGTTACCATTAGGTAATCTAATTTTAGATCCATCTCTCTTACCTGTTTGGATTACAGGACTATTCGGTAAGTGTACTGCCACAGGTGCTCCTGGGCCATCTCCTCTATCCGACCATTCTGGAAAGTCCTTCTTATAATAACAAGGAATTACCTTGATACCTACCTTACCATCGAAACAATCGCTGGTAACAGTATTATAAATCATGCCTGGTTTAGCACCATCTATATGTTTTGCATCACCTTCAGTTACCTGTGGTGATAGTTGTCCTAAGATTCTGACAAACGGTAACGCCATATCTTCTTGCGTCATGTTCTCAAAACCTTTTGCTGCATCATCGCCAAATAAGGCCATAGATCCAGAGTCTTTTTTTATTACTTCAGTACTCATTACACATTCTCCATTAGTTATTTCCGGCTGATTTTAGTTTTATCTTTAATCCAAAGACTAAAGCTTTCAGAAGGCATGTCCAAGCCGGCTTGAACACGCTCCTGATATAGAGCCGTTAATGTATTCCAAGCCACATCAGATTTCTGTTGCGGTTCAAAACCATTGTCAGCTGCAAGGTTAAGCAATTGCTCAGCCTTGTCATCTTCCCCCTTACCAAAAGACACAGTCACATTATTTTTAATAATATCACCTAGTCCTTGGTCACGAAGCCATTGTAAACAACTTTCCCTTTTTAAATTATCCTTAGGAATAGTTGCTCTAAATTCTTTACGTACAGAAACTTTAGATCCATCAGCTAATTTAATTTCTGATAGTCCTTGTTCAGCCAATAGTTCTGGTATTACTCTTGAACCTATGTCATCTGCCTCTGCTTTTTTATTTTTTAATTGCTCTTCAAGTGCAGTTATTTCATCTTCTTTTTCTTTTAACTTTACGCACTCTGCGGCTATTGTAGTTATCTCTACACTATCTAAAAGATCCTTAGAATCTTTTAACATCATATTGGTTACTTCATTACTCATATTCTTTCTTCTTTCTAGTTATAAAAGTCTAATTCTAACGGGTAGTATCTATACTCTCTCCTATCCCATTTTAATACATTAAACTTTCCATTGGTTACATCACTTATAGCAATATTGCAAATCCCAATTACTATAGGATCTCCTATTGCTAACAAATAATCTTGTTGTCTTATATTCTGTAAATTCTTTTTCATTTTTCTCACGAATGGAGAAGTGGAATAAATAACTTGTGAGTCTGGTCCTGTGTTAGGTAAACAAATAACTAAATATCCAAAGTCAGATGCACTTAATATATTTATATTTGCTGGTGGTTGCTGCGCAACGTAAACAAATTTT